GGCGTAGTTCCGGCAGGTCGGGGATCATATCCGCCACGGCCCGCAGTTTTGCCCGTTCTTCAGGAGACAGAGCGCCCATGCTTCCTCCTACGCCACGGCTGCTGCCCGGCGCTGTCCGGCCTGCTGCAGGAATGCCAGCAGGGCACGATGGGTCATGCTCAGGCGCTGGGGCGGCAGGCCGCGCAGGCGCACCAGATAGCTGGCTGTCTTGACAGGGGCCGCGGGCTTTGCATACAGTTCTTGAGACATAGTACTCTCCTT